CAGTTATTTCTTCAGTTGGTTCAAATACCTTTTCAATACCATGTGGGATATAAACTGAATCAATATTTACCTTCTTTAATGCTTCTTGTCCATACTTACTCATAGCGATTGGTGTTACAAAATCTTGCTGACACCATTGTGCTACTTCTGGAGGAACGGGTGTGTGGTCAATTGGAACCCATGAAGCCACAGGCCAGTCTTTCCACTTCTCACCTTTAAATACCCAGGTGTCGAATAAAGTTAATAACAATCTTTTGGCTTCTGGGTCTTGATTAAACCAATCAAAAGCGTGTGCTGGGATAACATCATTTGAATATGGGTCAGCGCCTCTTGGATAACAATACAAAGGTCCATTTTCAGTTGGATAAATAGTTGAGTTGGCTTCTAATCCGTATAAGCAGGCTACTGCTGTTGGGTAACCACTATTTGATAATCTTGATGTGACCTGTTTAGTTTGCTGTCCGTAGCCTGTACTTGCCCAGGGAGCGTTACTCACGAATAATATACGTTCTTGTTTTTGATTATTCTTAACTATTTTAAGATGACTGGCTTTACTTAAAAGCTTCTTTTCTTTTTTATTCACGCAGGAACTCCATATGAACGCAGGTGTCTCCCACCATATTACAGATGGGAGACGATTTATGTCTAGGACACGGCCTGCGCTCCGTATCCTAGAACTTTTTCAAATCAGACTCTTATTAGGAGTTGCTTGACTTGAAGAACTTCACATGACTTTGTTGGATTAGGTTTCCATCAACACGGAATGTTGCACGGAAAGTTACTAAGTCAGATGAGAATGCGAAATCATCGCTTCTATCTAAACGAAGTCCACCAACTTGTCTTACATAGTAGGAAGGCAAGTGACCAAATATCACAGGCTTCACTGCTGATGCTGCTGACGCCATCGCTGGGTTTTCGTAAATTGGATGTCCTAGTAGCAAGTCTCTTGCTTCTGAAGACAATGATGGTGTGAACAAGTATTGTCCAGCATTATCTTTCAATTTACGTACGTTAGCGATAGAAGTTCCATTCATCATGAAACCAACACCTGGGAGTCTTCTTGCGGCTCCATCTAGGTTGTACACCAAGTCAATGATGTTATCGGCTGTTGGATTTAGAGAGGTTCCTGTTACTGCTGAACCTGCTCTTGGGACGATACCGTTTGGTTCGACTGTTCCAGTTCCAACTGTTAATGCGTTGTTGATTGCATAACCCATCGCATTACCAGTTTGTTGTGCTAGGAATCCAAGGATATCCACACCTGAGTCTTCAATCAGTTCGCGTGAAACTTGAGTCAAGAATGAATACTTGTAAGCACTCAAGGTTACGAAAGAGTTGAATACTGGGTCAGATTCGCCAATAGTTGCGCCTTCTGCAGTTACAGTTCCAGTTGAGTATGCGCTCAATGATGGAATTTGTAAGTTTTCGCCACCTGCTGTATTTAAGATGGTTGAAGTTTCTAACATTGGTCCAACTAATCTTGCTAAATCAATCACTTGATTGTAGAAAGAAGTTGGTACTGGTGAACCAGTTGAACCCTTTGATACGTCTCTTCTCTCGAAGTCGTATGAACGGATTTCACCTCTGGCTAGAGAACGAATTGCTTCAACATCAGAATCATTTTTTCTGGTGTCTGCAACTGGACGTGCTTGGTTTTCTAAACCTTTCATAGCTTCTAGAGCGCGTGCTTCGCGGTCTTGGTCTGCTTTGATGGTTTCAATTACTTGTGCGCGTTGGTCTAAGTCAGCATTGATACGAGCATATTTCTCGTTTTCTTCTGCTGTTAAATCACGCTTTTCTGAAGCAGCAGCATCAAGTAGGGATTTGGCTTCTTCCCATGCTCTTTGTCTGGCTTCATGTTGCTGCTTAATATAATCTTGTGACATTAATTTACTCCATGAGTTGTAGTTGTTTTATTTTCTGCATGGCTCCATGACAGGGATACAAGGGTGGCTCGCACTCACTTGTATTGTAATTATTGCACAGATTTAGTAGTTGATATCTCTGGATTCAGCAGGAGGGATGATGCGAGTTTCTTTTACGGGATTAAAATTCTTAGTTTCTTCAGGTTCGTTTAATAACCAAATGGCTTCGGCCATCTTATCTGCGTATTCAACAATCACGCCAGATGCGGGATAACCTGCTGCTTTTAATAATGCTGATTTTATTTCTTCTTTATTCATAATTACACCATCTTGTATAGTAGGTCGAGTTGTTGTCTTTTAATGTTTAATAAATCTTTTTCGCTTGGCTTATCTTCCCTAAGCTTGTTCACTACTTCGTTGATTAAACTGGCTTCTTTATCTTTTAAGGTTTCTCCAGCCTCAAGTTTAAGCATGACATCCGCAAGTTCATCAACATCAACTTTTGTTCTTGTAGCCAAAATATCTAAAGAACGAACGCTGGCTGTAGTTGCTTGATAAGCAGGGAATCCAGTTACAATTGATACTTCATGTAACCTTATTTCTTTTAAAGTTCGCATCTTGCCATCATCTGAATACTTATCGCCACCTCTAGGAACAGAGAAGCCAAAACTCATAGCATTAACATCGCCTCGCTTCATTAATACTGCTAAATCTCGACCAGCAGTTGTATCAGGTAATGTCGCTTCTGCTAGTAATCCTTTATCGTCTTCCATAAGTCTTAATGTTTTTGAGCGCGTAGAAGCTAATACTTCATCCATATTGTGGTTCTTAAATAATTTTATTTCATTACGAGATTTGAGTGAGCGTCTAAAAGCACCTGGTTCAATGATTTCAATAAAAGGTAGTGGCTCTGATTCACTGTTAAAAACAGCAGCGTAACCTGAGAAGCGCATGCCGTCAGATTCAGAATTATCCAATCTTAATTCAAAATTGATATCTGTTTTGACTCTGCGTTCTACTTTTGTCATTAGATTTCCTTCTTCTTGTTGTCTTAAGTTTACATGAATTGAAGACCATCTTGATTGTTCTTCTTCTGCATTCAATCTATCTACTACACCTTGAGCATATTCCATAGTTCTTCTAGCTTGTGCCTTTGAAGGTCCACTTCCCCAAAGTAAGTGAGCAACTAATCCTGCGCCTGGATAACCTGAGTCACTTTGATTAGAATTTGATGGAGCATCTAAATCAACTAAATGTCTAGCAATCCACGCTGGTATTCTTCTCCACTTATCTTCTGAAACTCGACCATCAGCCATATCCCGGGCTTCTTGTTTAGTTTTGTCTGTCAATCCATCGCCACCAAGACCTTGACGATTAAGTTCAAGTCCACGTCTAGCAGCAGCACGCATATAGGCAGGAGGAGTTAGATTAACTTGTCGTTCTTCTTCATCTTCTTCTTCTGATACAACATCTGGAACATCAGATACATCTAGGGCAGTTATACCTAATTCTCTAAAGGCTTCACGATTAGCAGAATCATTATCGATTGCTAATATTACATTGTAAGTAGATAGCAATCTTTCAGCCACCATCTTTTTATAAGCTTGTGCAGTTTCATCACTATCGTCTGGCTTCATGAATAATTCGTCATAATCAATATCTAAATCATCCAGTTGCTTAACAGTAGATTCTCTTTGTCTTTCATTACGGGCTGTGACGATGAATATGGCTGTATCGTCCATGTCGTCTAGATATTCATAAACCTTATCGATGCGTTGGTTATCTTGAATTAAAGTTCCGTCAATGTCTGATATTACGGCTAGTAGTCCTGATTCAATTCTTAAATCTCTTGATGACCTCGGGTGACCTTTTGGTAATAAGTCATTATCAGTAATATAATTCTTGTTCGCTGGTCTTCCATTTCTTAATAGATATAGAAATGCGTTCACTCTGGCCATTGACCATGCTGCTCTGGAGATACCTGGTCTATGAGATGTCGAGTATGCACCTGAGCCTCTCCTATAAACGGCTTTAAGTTGTCCAAGTGTTGTTCTAGTCCAGTCTGCCTTATTATTCTTTTCCATATCTTCATTGTGTTCTTTTACTTTATTTCTTAATCCTGTTTCAGTCTTTTCATCAAATTCAACATCCCCTCCTGGACCTTTGGCGCTATCGGGTTTATTTTCACCACTACCTACGATTTGGTCTTTGGCTGGTGCTGGTGCTCTAGTTTCTTCTTCTGCTGGTTGCCAAGCGTTGCAATAATATGCGCCATTAACATAGTCATCCCATTTTTCACACCAAGCACGAAGTTCGCCACCAGTAAATTCTTTAACATCATCTTCTTTATAAAAAACACAATTACCACAAGCGCGACCTTTTGGCACATCTTCGCTTAATGATGGTCTGTAGTTATCGGGTAATACACGATATTTCATTTTATTTTTTTTATTGTACTTAAGTCTTTCTCCTCCAGGTTCAATATCTTCAGCGATTGAAACTGCAATCATTTGGTCAATAGCGTCTTGCTTGTTTTCATGGCAACCAATAACTTCGCCATCTTCTTTGATGGTTGCCCAACCTGAACAATCAGGAGATTTATCAGTAATGAAATACGGCATTAAATATCCTGCTCAAACCAAGCAATATCGCGAGAGCCTGAACCTGATAAACCATATAAAGAATTACCAG